TTGATGGTAATCATGTGTACTCCCATGCGTTGCGGAATGTGCGATCTGTTGGAATGTCGGCGGCATCAACGATCTTGAATGGTTTGCCAGCAGGAACATCCTTGGCGGCAATTTCCTCAATGGTTAAACCGCATTCAGCGGCTGGAATGATGACTGCGACACCGCCATCGTCTGTTGGGTATAAAATTCTTGAGTTCATGGTTTCTCCTTATCTGAAAACTGTGACATTGACATAAACACCATCACCAGCCGCACCACTTAATTGTCTACACCCAACATAAAAACTTGAAGTTGTAGGGGCTTGGTCGGCGGCAATATTAGGATTAAAGTAAACTCCTGCAAATCCACCTGCATTTCCGCTTAAATTTGAACTAGACGCAACTGCTGAATAATTTATGTCTGGCATAGCGGTTGTAAAATTTACTACGTATGCACCTGTATTAATATCTGTAATGCTAGTCACATTACCACTTGAACGGATTGTCACAGTACCTGTACCAGTAAAACTTACCCAAGCCCTTGCCATATACAAAGGTGCAGTACCAGAAACAGTAGGAATCTGCGCTGAGTTGATGTTTGGTGTTGTCAGCGTTGGGCTGGTTAAAGATATGGGAGCATCCAAACCTGCTTGACTGATTGTGCTTATTGGCATGGTTGTCCTTTATCTGAAAATTGCAACGCAAACTGTATCAACATCAGCTAATCCAGCGGTTTGTGAAATAAATGAATTTATCCGACAAGAACCTACCGCAAATCTAGCGCCAGCACCGGGATTGTTAAAACAATAACTACCAAAAGTGTTTCCACTTCCTGAGCTTCCAATAATAGAATAATTCACATCAGGCATTGCAGTTGTAAAGTTTACCGTGTAGTCACCAACGCCATTATCAGTAATGCTGGTCACATTACCTGATGCCCTGATTGCAACAGTGCCTGTTCCATTAAAGTTAACCCAAGCACGACAGCCATAAGCAGTAGCAACAGAGCCGTAGCCTGAGTTGAATTGGAAAAGACCTGTAGATGTAAAACGCCCTACCTCTGTACCAGTACCTGTACCGTTAACACCAAATGCAATAGCACCAGACAATCCAGCTATGTACAACGCATTTGAATCGGAAACAATATTTGCCCGACTTGTCGCTCCCGACTGCATCTGAATAGTTGCACCAGAAGAACCGCTTATATTTAATTGGGTGTAGTTTGAAAATGCCTGAGTAATGCTTGATTGACCAATCCCCACATTACCGCTGGAGTCGATACGCATAGCCTCAGCACCGCCCTCAGCAAAAGCAATGGTGTCAGCGGCAGGAAAGAAGATGCCTGTGTTGGTGTCGCCGTCGTTTGTAATAGACGGAGCGGCGGCAGACCCATCTGCAAAGTTAACCGTAAGCCCATTCTGAAGCTGCGTCGTGCCTACAGTCCCTTGGCTTGGTGCAATCACCTGCGTAATCGGGCTTGTGTAGTACACATAGATGTTGTTCGTGCCACTGGACGGGGCGGAGGTGAACGTGATGGTGTTGCCACTGACTGTGAAGGCATCCGATGGGTTCTGGGCTACGTTGTTGACAACCGCCTGAACCTGAGCAACAGAAGCCACTGGGCGAGACAATGTAAACGCCGTGGTCGAGGCATTCCCGCTGAAGAAATCTACAGCAGGTGTAAACGCCTGTGTGGTGTTGGTATTGCCTATGAATGCCATATTAGACCACCGTCAAACCAGAAACCCAAGCATCGGCTGAAGTTGCCGCGCTCACTGCAATTTTCAACGCATCTGACGCTTGCAGAATAATTCTGTTGCCTTGAATCACTTCCAACGAACCACCAACCGGCACGGTGGCTGTCTCCACCAAGTAATAATTGACCGCTGAACGTGTGATGTACACGTCGCAAGTGATAGGTGAAGTAACTGTGTTGGACACCACAAGGCTGGCTACCGCCAAAGTGCCAGATGAAACCGTGGTCACAGTTGACCCGCTGGTGCTTATGTTCTTGACTGCGTACGATACGTTGGTGTAGGTCGCCATTTCTTATCCCATCATAAAAGAGAGAAAGTACGCTTGGTCTGTTGCCGCATTCACTTGCCAAGACGGGGCTACGCCCGTGCCATTGGATGTCAGCAAGTACCCGCTTGTACCCGGATTGTTGCTTGAGACTACTGTTGTTTCTGCGGGTTGAGTGACAAACACGTCCTTTGTACCGGCGCTGAAAACGACCAACGATCCAGCGTTGCTGGAAGCCAAGACTGTATCTCTGGAAAGCGTTGTACCCGAAGATGTGTACGTGCCAATACCAACTTCCCACTCTGTGCCACTCTGGGCTGAAATTGTGTAATAGGTGGTGTTGGCGTTCCCAATGACAGCAAACGACTGATACCCAGTCGATGCGCCAAGCAGCGTCACTGTTCCCGTACCAGCCGTGGTGGTTGTCTCTTTAACTCGGTCTGCAAGTACGAAAGCCATGTGTGTCCTTATTCCGTCTCAACCAACGTCCAGTCGGATGTCTCTGTGTCATCCACCAACGCCCAGTTGGACGTTTCTGAGTTATCGACCAAAGTCCAGTTGGCTGATTCCGCGTTATTCACCAACGCCCAGCCAGCAGATTGGGAATTGTTGACATTTTGCCAGTTTGCGGTCTGGCTGTCATCTACCAACTTCCAGTAGAGCGCGATCACATTCCCAACCGCGCCTGCGGCTTGCACCCCAGACAGGGCAACCGAAACGTTCTTGACTACCGAGCCAACCGATCCAGTTGCACTGTCTCCAGTTATTTCGGCAACCTGCGAAAACTCGACATTACCAGCAGCGCCGTTTGCCTGAACCCCAGTTAACTCCCTTATCAGGTTGTAAGTGACTGTTCCAACTTCGCCTATAGCTACGTCGCCGGTTGTTGCGTCCGACTCGTTGTAGAGCATTGTTCCGACAGCGCCGGAAGCCTCTACGCCTGTCAGCGCGACTGTTCTTTCGCCAACCGTTACAGTGCCAACCGCGCCTGAAGCCTCTACGCCCGACAGAGCAATAGTTAGATTTGCCGCTACCGTACCCGCAAAACCGTTGGCATGTACTTCGGCAATTTCTGGATTTGGGTACGGGTCTACCTGCCCAACATCTGGGTGGCACAAAACGCCCGTCAGGGCAACAGAGATGTTTGCCCCAACAGTACCAACAAAACCGTTTGCTTGATCGCCCGTTTCGGCTGGGCTGTTTGTTTCTGTTACAGACCCGACATCACCTGTTGCAAATACGCCTGACAGGGCAAGCTGTGGGTTTGCAACAACCGTCCCAACATTCCCAGACGCAGATACGCCCGTCAGGGCAACGACGACTACATTTTCGCCAAGAGCGGCGTACGGTGACTGGGCGTATGCGGATATACCAAACATGGTTTACGGCCTACGCCGCCTCCGCTTAGGTTGTAGCCAGACGCAACAAAGCTGTGGTTGTGGTGCTTGCAGGCATTGTCAACGTGAAAGTACCCGCTGTAATGGTCTGCGAACCAAATGTGTGAACACTCACCGCCTTGTCGCTTTGCGACGAGTTGTAGATCAACACTGCATCAAATGCCGTAGTCAAGGTCACTGATGTGTAGGTCAAACTGGCGGAAGGTGTCCAGTAGCCTACGCCAGCAGTTGCTGATGCGTTGGTTGATACAGGTGGGTTTGCGTTGGTCACAGTCACGCCACCGGGCGAATAACCTGTGCCAGTCACTTCACCTGTAGATGAATACGCAGTGGTGGCTGCGTTGACGGTGGCAGAAGCCAAATACAACGCGCCTTTGAAAGTGTCGGCAGTAGACGCTGCTCGAATAGGCGCAGTGCCGAAGTTATGCGTTGCGGTCATCAACTCGCCCAAGAACGAGGTACACATTGATTGGGTATTTGCCACTTGGGTTCTCCTTAAAACGAAGCTGCTTCACCACCGGCTAATACCGGCGGCTTCTTCAAAGTCACATGCGCGGAACGGTGGACAAGCTCGCCATCCAACCAGTACTCAACCCATGTGGTGAGTTCATTGTCATTATCGACTGTGCCTTCCTTCTTTACAAGCAAGGAGTCATCCATTTCGCCTTTGGTTGTGGTCACAAGTGCCATTACACAATCCTTATGAGTGCTGACGTGCTTGTGTTTGCAGGCATCGTCACGGTGAATGTTGAGGTTGATGTCTTTGTGTTTCCAAAATCCAAAACACAGACTGCGCCATTGTCGCCTGCTTTGTATATCAAAGCACCCCGAGCAGTGATCTGACCAGTCCACGAAGGTGAGGAAAAGGTAACGTAAGTCACACTGCCCGAAGCCGTGGTTTGGGATGTCACTGTGGTGGTAACGATCTCCCCGCCAGCCACGTAGTTCCCGCCAGAGGATTCGCCTGTGACTGTGTACGCCGTGGTGGTTTCGTCCAGTGTTGCATCGTTGGTGTACAGAGCCAGTCGGAACGTATCCGAGGTCAAGTTGATTGACCCGTTTGCCAGCCCTGCCCGCAACGTGTTGCAAGAGTAATTGCCTGTGAACGCCATCAGGTCACCGCCTGTCTAAACTGTCCAGACCTGTAAGCGTCTTGACGCTCCATGCCATCGCCCAGACGTTTCGCCAACGCAAGTGCTTCCTTGAACTTGGTGTCGTACAAACTGATGATGTCCTGCTCACCCTTCATAAAGGTGTAAGCCTCGACCAAAGAGCCATACAGCAGCACAGAGTCAAAGTTGTCACCCAGCCATGTGGTCAGGGCTGTGGTAATCGATTCTGGGTAGTAGTAATAGTGCAGCTCGACGTAATACGCAGCATCGGGTGTCGGGCCAAGAATAAGAGACAGCTCGTTCGTGATGGCGGAGCTGACAATTGTTGGGCCAAACAGCGCGTAGTACTTCGGCTCGCCCTTGTCGTTTGGTGCTGGGTACGCCTGACGGATG